CATGCCCTTGCCACGCCTGCCCTGCCGCACCAGCCCCTCGCACCACCGACAAGCCTCACCTACGCTGGCCCTCCCGAGCCGTAGCCGACTACCCGACCCCAGCCATCCCCCGACATGGCCGACCACGCTTCTCAGGACACCCCTTGCCGCGTCCTGCCTAGCCGACTACCCGACCCTGCGCCAAGCCGCGCCTACGCCGACGTGCCTCGCCAATCGCTGCGCTCCCCTGGGCACTCCGTTCCGCCCCGACGGCCCTTGCCGCACCCCCACCACCCAGCCGCGACCCACGCCCCACCGACTTCCCTCACCGAGCCGATGCCTGCCGACCCTTCCCACGCCGACGAACCGACCCTAAGCGCCCCGATCCAAACCTGGCCCGCCCACTCCGACGGCCCATGGCAGGACAGACCGCTCCGACCCGCGCCAACACCAGGCCTCCCCGCCCCTCGCCCGCCCTCACCGACGGCCCATCCCACGGCGCGCCTAGCCCCGCCCTCCCCGAGCCAGCGCATGCCTCGCCTGCACCGACGGCCCAGCCCAGGCCAACCACGCGCCGATCCGCGCCAAGCCCGCGTGCTGCCCGCCCCTGCTCATCCCTCGGCCGACCACCCGCCCCTCCACTGACCAAACCGTTGCGTCCCTCGCCCGAGCCGACTACCCAAGCCAACTGCATGTCGCCTCGGCCCCGCCCGCCTCGGTCCGACTTCCCATCTCAGCCCCACACCACCCCACCCGCCCCGATTCGATCCGACTACCCTGCCCATCCCGACTCATCGCCTGGCGCGACTGACCAAACCAAGCCCAACCAGGCCTAGCCCAACCCGACGGGCCTGACCATGCCTGCCCCAGGCTTCCCCCACCTCCACCGACTGGCCGTCCCGATCCAAGCCGGTCCCGAGTCCCTGCGCCCCGAGCCACCGCCGACCCGCCATCCCTCACCTGTTCGCCCTCAGCCCGTGCCAATTCCGCTCGACTGGCCGACCCGAGAACCGACCAACCCGCCCCCACGCCGGCCTTCCCATCACCGACGGACCTAGCCTTCGCGGACCCTGCCCGCCCTCCCCCGCTCCGACGGGCCTGCCCGAGCCTGCACCACGCTCACCCCCTCAGACCTAGCCGACAACCCCAACCTCGCCCCGCCTACTCAATCCCGGCCCCCGACTGACCGACCCAACTCATCACGCACCGGGCCGACCAGCCTTCTCATCCCTTGCCGTCCCAGGCCCCGCACCAGCCCACCCCTCCGCCGACTTGCCTAGCCTACCCAGCGGCGCGCCGCACCCCGCCAGGCCTTCCCCAACCGCCACCGACAGCCCAAACCACGCCTCCCCCGTGCCGCGCATCGCCACTCGGCCCCGACTCACCTGGGCAAGCCAAGCAGCGTGCCAACTCCACCCAAGCCAGGCCTCACCCGACCATGCTGACCAGGGCAACCCGGTGCTCACCCCCGCCGACTACCCGTCCCACCCGCATCACAGGCCACACCGACAGGCCTTGCCTCGTCTATCCACGTCCCGCCCCCACCTCCCCCGACAGCCCAGCCCGCCACGGACCTAGCCCCTGCCGGCCTCCCCTGCCCGAGCCGACACCGCCACGCGCTACACTCGCCCCCGAGCGCGCATGCCCAGCATCCGCGAACGTGTCACCGCCTGGTGGCGCGGCACCTCGACCCTCGCCCTGGCTAGCGCCGATCCGCCGGCCGCGCGCCCCGCCGTGGGCGAGCAGGGCTTGGCCGACGAGCCGATGCGCCAGGTGCCGACCGCGATGGGCCAATCGTGGTGGCCGACCTACAGCGTCGGCATCGACACCCAGCCCAACTACGCCAAGTGCCGCGCGCTGTTCTACAACCGCCTGCCCCCCTACCGCCTCGGCGCGGGCTTCTCCAAGCCCATCATCAACGCCACCTCGGGCTTCGTCGGCGTGCCCACCCCCTCCACCGCCGAGGACAACCCCGAGGCCACCGAGGCCTTGCAGGACCAGTGGGACCGCTGGCAGGCGCGGCTGTATCTTGCGACGCGCAATTCCCTCCGCGACGGCGATGCGTTCGTGCGCCTGGGCCGCGCCAAGGACCGCCTCGACCCGCGCCGCTCCACGTTCACCCTGCGCCTGCTGCGGCCCGATCGCGTGTTCCCCATCCCTAACCCGTTCACGGGCGAGTGGGAGGCGGTGGACCTCCACCACTACATCAACCCGCCCCAGGACAGCCCCATCAAAGAGCCGTACCTGCTCATCGAGCACGTCACCCCCGAGGCCACCAACATCCGCCTGGCCGAGGGCCAGCAGGCGCCCCCCGAGGCGCGCGACACGTGGGGCGGCGAGGGCCTGACCGAGGCCAACCCGTGGAAGCTCATCCCGATCGTGCAGCTTCGCAACGAGGCCGAGGAAGATGCGCAGTGGGGCACCTCCGATCTCGAAGCGCTCGATCCCCTGTTCCGCGCCTACCACGACACCCTGCTCCTGGGCCTGGGCGGCATCCAACTGTTCGCCAAGCCCAAGATCAAGCTGCACGTGCGCGATCGCGTGGAGTTCCTGCGCCAGAACTTCCCCGAGGCCCTGGCCGGGCGGCCCATCAACTTCCAGGGCCGCGAGGTGATCCTGCTCACCGAGGGCGAGGACGCGCTGTACATCACCGCCGACCCTGGCACCCAGGGCGTCCAGACCCTGCTCGAACTCGTTTTCTATCAGATCGTGCAGGTGTCCGAGACGCCCGAGTTCGTGTTCGGCACCGCCGTCGCGTCCTCGAAAGCCTCGGTGTCCGAGCAGCAGGTGCCGTTCGCCAAGAAGATCGACCGCAAGCGGCTGCAACTCAACGAGCCGATGCACGAGATCGCGTCGATGTACCTGGCGATGGCCGCCTCGGTGAACGTGGTGCCGGCCCTGGAGTCCTACGCCACCGACCTCGACTGGCCCGAGGTCAGCCCGCGCGACGAAACGTCGATCGCCACCACCATCAAGACCCTGGTGGATGCGTTCGTGGCGGGCGTCCAGGCCGGCCTCATCGGCGCCGAGTCGGCCGCCGAGTTCCTGCGCTCGTTCGTGCCCTCGATGCTGGAGTGGCACAACGATCAGGAGCCGATGGACGAGCAGCGGCGCATCAAGGACGGCCTCGATTTCATCGACCAGGCCGTGGGCAGCGCCGGGCCCACCTCCGCCGAGGCCCTGGCGCTCCTGGCCGGCCGCTCCAACGGGACCACGACGCCCCCCAATGGTCGAACCAACGGTGCGGTGCCCCCGCCGAACACCAATGGCACCACCACTCCCCCTGTCGCCGCGTGATGAGCCTGAGCCTGAGCCAGCGCCTGAGCGTCAGTCGGGGATGCGGCTCCAGTTCTCGCTAGCCATCGAGTACACCCGCCGCCGCGCCAACGTCACCGATCGGTGGGAAACTCGCCTCAGCACCATCGGCCTCCTGCTGGTTGGCGGCCTGGTCACCCTGGTGGTCATCCTGCTGATCGTGCCCCGCGTGGTGCAACTCATCCCGTGAACCTGCCCGGCGACGACCCGTCCCTGCACGGCCGCGATCGCGTGGCCGCCATCCTGGCGATCACCGTCGGCACCTCCATCCTCGTGTTCACCATCGCCGTGCTGTGGGACGCCCTGTTCCACGGCGCCCAGGCCGGCCTCAGCGAGAACGCCACCCAGGTGCTCACCGGCGCGTTCTCGGGCATCATCGGCGCCCTGGCCGTCTACCTCGGCGCCCGCCTGGCGCGCGGCCCCGACGAGCCGCCCCCGCCGCCGCCACCTCCCCCACCGCCCCATGCCTAGACCGCGCGCTCCCACGCCGTCCGAGTTCGAGCGGGCCGTCCTGGCTGGCCGCGCCCGGTGGGGCAACGCCGAGGTGGTCACCGAGAAGGACATTGACGACGCCTACCGCTGGGCGATCGACTCGATGGCCGCCCGCTTGCGCCGCACGCCCGCCACCTGGCCCGTCACCCGCCTGTGGCGCCAGCAGGTGCTGGACGACCTCACCGCCGTGCGCGCCGGCCTCAACCAGCAGGTGTACACCGCGCTCCGGGCGGGCATCATCCGCACCTTCGACGCGGCCCAGGGCACCACGTTCCCCGAGGAGCGCTACCTGGCCCAGGTGACCGATTCGCCGGCCCGCGTGCGCGCCCTCTACCAGCACGCCAACCAGCAGGCCACCTACGCCTACCTGACCCGCACCGACCGCCAGGGCCTGGTGCTCTCCGAGCGCGTGTGGAACACCACCGGCCCCATGGTGGGCATCCTCACTCGCACCGTCCAGAACGCCGTGGTCACCGGCATGTCGGCGCGCGACCTGGCCGCCTGGCTGGAGAGCGCGGTCAGAGAGCCACGTCCGAGCAGCGCTCGGGTGCGCCGCGATCTCGGCCTGCCCAGGGCGATGTCGTACCAATCCATCCGCCTGGCGCGCACCGAGATCAACACCGCTGCCCGCGAGGGCATGACCCAGGCGCACAGCCAATCGCCGTTCTACCTGGGCGTGCAGTGGCACCTGTCCGCGCGCCAC